TCGTTGTTCGGCACCGGCGGCTGCGGCACCAGATACTTGCCCGGGATGTCTTCCAGAAGACCATCAATCACCAGCGGCTGCAAGCCACCATTCTTCTGGATGTTGAAGCTAAACAGGGCCGTCTTGAACTTCGTCTTGCCTATCTCGCGCATATTGGCTTCCAGATTGCTCTTTAATGCCTGCTGACGGTTCTCCAGAGCCTTTCTTCTGGCTACCAGGCGGTTTTCCTCTGCTTTTAATGCCTCAATATCACCCTGCATACCTTTGATGATCTTGGCATAACCGTCTGCCTTCTCCTCAATTTCTCCCCACAGGCCGTCCATTGTGTCCTGCAGGACCTGATCATCTACCTCCGGATCATAAATCAGATCCTGTAACGCTAAAAACTGCTCAGTCAACTCATAAAGTTTCATCTTGTTTTTCCTCCGCGCCTCGCTTATAATGAGGCTGTAAATTCATTTTTTATTTACTTGATTCCCTGGAAGTTGCAGCTTCCGGGGTTTCTTTTTTCAGGCGCTTGATCTCGGCATCAATCATCGCACGAAGCTCCTCATAAGCGCCCATCTGCTCCGCCGGATCAATCGTCTGACAGACTGCAGTCTTTACAAATCTGACGGTCATCCGCTTCAAAGCGGCATCATCTGTCTCACCGTAGGCATAAAATGTGCCCTCCAGCTTACTGTCAACTCTGCCGCCAGTGATGGCCAGAACGCAATCGCTAATCTCTGTCAACTCACGATTAAACGTAACCTCTACCATGTCCTCACCTCCCTCCTACGCCAATGCCAGAATAATAAACAACCAGAACATAAAACCGGTCGCGCCGCAGAACGCTGCAGCTACAACCATCACATCCACAGCAAGATCTCCCAGCCGGTCCGATAATGGCTTCTCCGGCGCCGGTTCTTCCGCCGGTTCTGCCACCGGATCACTCTGCACTGTCACATAGCTGAGCGCCTGCGGGTGCTGTGCCTGGATAAAATTAAGCTTCGTCATCGCAACCTCCTTCCCCCGGTTCATATGCCGGATACTGTTCAATAAATTTCTCCAGGTCAGCACCGCGGATCTTGATTGATCCGAGGCGCAACCCGATAAGCTGCTTTTCATTCAGCAGTCTGTATACTGCAGATGTATTAACTCGCAGTATCTTTGCAGCCTCTTTTACCGTGTATAACGGTTCGTATGCTCTTACCATCTTCTTACACCTCCCTCGTTGCTTTTCCTGCATATTCCGTGATACAATTTCTTTATCAAATTCATACTACGGAGGTTTTTATGTTTCTCACACAACTTGCAT